AAGACACTGCCATTAGTGTCTCCGTCTTTGATCGTAAACGCGCCTGCGGCAGCAGCATAAATTACGACCTGCCGAAGACGAGAACGGTTAGGCCCAACAATCGCAGCCGTTGTGCCTTGAACCCAATTATATGCGGTTACTGGACCTGCCATTTAAGCTCTCCTTATGGACGGATTACGGTGTTATAAGCCTGCGCATACATAATCGTAATCACAGCCACCCCAGCGGTAGTCGCCGCGCTGTTGGTAACTGTAAGTTTAAGATCGGCAGACCCGGTGTCAGCCCACTCACCAGTCCCACCACCTTGCGTAGTGATTGTTTTAAGACCAGCGGTTGTGCCCGTTGCCAATGTGTTTAAGATTGTTGTTGCACCACCCACAGTGTCACCAACGCTCAAGTTTGTTGTAGCGTTAGCCGCAGTTGATAAATCAACAACACAATCAATAATCTTTGAGTTTGCTGGGATGACCATGTTAGTCGCTCCAGCCGCAATAGCACCGTTAGATAAATCCATTGTATGCGTTTGCATCATAACAACATAACCCACGTTTGCGATGTTCTCACCGACAGTCGTGCCTGTTGTATTCTTAATATTACCTGCCCGAATTGGACCTGAAAAAGTTGTATTAGCCATGAGGATCTCCTGTCTTGGCAAATGTCAGCCACACCATGTGACTGTCAGGGATACCAAAACAATACACGACCTTCATGCAAAAAGAAAGGGGCAACCTAAGTTGCCCCAGTCAGTAGGGAGGAGGTAATGAACTTACCCCCAATACCTTAACACAATTTACGCTCCAGGAGAACCGTAAATACAACGTGGGTCTGAGAACCCGAAGCTGTAACGCTCACGCGCTTTAAAGCGCATGTTGCCTGTGTCGAAGTCGGCTTCCATACCAGTAGTCATTGGAGTCCGCTCGAAGTGGATCATACCACGAGGCGCGTCTGTCATGACAAAGAAGTGATCCGGATCAGTCAGGAAGTCATTGACGGCATAGCCTTCAGGTAACATTCCCATTGAACGGATTGCGTTCGTGTCATTGTCTGCTGTGCCGACGCGAAGGTTTGAAACCATCAAACGCTCTGCAACGAATTGCAGTTGACGTGGGATGACCAATTTAGTGCCTCGTAAAGCAACCTTCAAACCGCGCTCGTCAACAAAACCAGCGATATTGATAAGGGCATCTTCAAGAGATGTCTCATTCAAATCTGCTGCTGTTGCTGGAGTATTGGCAAACGTACCACCGTTAGTAAGTGGGTGGTTAGTCGCACATAAAGCAACGCCGTCACCGCCTGCTGTCGCACCGCCAGTAAAGGCGTTGTTGAGAACAGCAGCAGCTTTAACCTGCTTTGTGTGTGCCATAGACCGAGCCAACGCACGAGTGTAACGCGAACCAAGACGATCATAAAGATTGTCTTCGATAGCTTCCTCTGTTATTGAGAACGCTAATGCGATAGTTTCGTGGTTGTAACGGGCTGTATAAGCCTCGTTAGCATCGTCGTAGTTAATTGCAGAACCTTCCGATTTGGTTGGTGCTGCGCCGAAACCTGACAACATAACTTCTTCTTCGAATGCTCGATCAGAAGATTCTGTTGTAAAGATCTCTGCATGCTGGTTTTCGTACCGACTGTACTCCATACCGAACAAAGCGTTGAGACCTGGTTCTAGCTCTTTCGCTAATTGTGCGCGAGAAATAGCCATTCTTTAGACCTCCTTATACGCCAGTGGTTGACGGAGTACCAGCAGCAATCGCGCCATTGGCGGAATTGAAACTGTTATTCAGTCGAACGATTAATGGAATACCAGCCGCAGCGAAGTCTGCATTTTCAGGGTCATCTTGGATGCCCATAATACGCAGTTGCAATGCCGCAGTGGTGGCGATTGTGCTAACCCCCAACTTAGCCGAGGAAATACCTGTGGTCGAAGAACCAGAAGTACCCGCCGCAAAGTTTGCGTTTGCGAACACATGACCACGAGCAGTTGCTTCGCTTGTTAGCGAGGCGTCTGACGCAATCACGAATGTTTGCATTGGGTTGTCATACACGAAGGCCACGACGGGATGATTAGAATCCGCGCCTGACCCAGGCCAGTTGTTAGAGTAAATCTTTTCACCAGTGGTTGACGAAACGTATTCACAGCCCCAGAAAACACCTAAGAGACCTACCGAACCACCTGCAGCCGCGCCAACTATGTCAATAAAACCAGTTGATAGCGGAATAACAGGGGATCCTTGGTAAATCGCGTTAGAGTTCCCAGAGGCGATGCGATACTCGGTCATACCAGTGGTGTTTGTAGCCTGACCGACTACACCGATCGGACGAAGTCCGAAGGCACCGTTAGTATTTGCCATGATAGCAATCCTCTATAAGTTAATCGGAGTCTCTACGAGAACCTCCGAATGTTACACGACTTTGCCGATTGTTTTGAATCGGCATTGAAGGATGTTGTTCCTTCATAAGGTCCTGATCCACAGCTACCATTTGTTCGCGGGTGCGGCCCCCGTAATACGCGTTTCTTTCTTGGGCTGTTTCGACAGGAATACGGCACAGCATCAGACCACCTTGTCCGATGACCCCTTCAAATCGACCTTCGTCAATCGTCGGAGCCTCATAATCTGGATATTCATCTTTGCGGACGGGTTCCCATCCTTCACGAAGTTTGGCGTTGACATTCATCTTGTCTTCTTCGCCTCTCATCGCAACTCGTATCCAACGATGTGTAAATCCCTCTGGGGGACTTGGTGCAGCTAGGTGACTGGGCGGTGCCCAAGGTTTTCTGCGCGAATCCAATTCGCGTGTTGCGTTTTTACGCGGTGTTCTAATATCAGCCATTTGTTACTCCTTCAACATACTTGGCGTATTCTTCAAGAGGTACGCCCAGTTTTTTCGCGATAGCTACTTGTGAGTGCGATAACTTGACCGACCTGCGCCCCTGTTTGTTAGTGCGGGATGCGGAATTACCAGCAGATGCGACCTGATTTCCACCCGATTTCTTCGACGTATTAAACTTGTGCGGAAACTCCGAACGTACACGTCGATCTATTTCAGTATAATACTCATCGCTCTGCGGGTCAAACCCTTCGTCTTCGATGAGCCTACGATGTATTGTAAACGCGGCAGTGGTCATAATCTCGTCATTACCAAACCAGTTGTTTGTTTCAGCCCAAGACTTAGCCTTGGGGTCCACTTTAGCCTGCTGTTGTTGAGGCGTGGGTTGTTGAGGAGCAGCTTGTGGTTGCGCCTGAACCTGTTGTTTCGCCAGAGCTTTTTGCTGCTCTACTCTTGTCTTCGCAGCACCGTAACGCTGCTTGTCAATAGCTATTTGCGATAATTGTTCCTGCGCGGCAAGCATTGCATCTGAGTCACCAGAGTCATATGCGGCCTTATACGCGCTCCTCGCGGAGGTCTCCTGTGTGGTCAGACGATTGCCGTACTCATTTAAGTAACCGGAGTCTAATTGTTGCACTCGACCTTTAAGTTGACTGTTCTCGTCTAAGAGTTTTTGCGCCACTCTGACGGCTTCTTCCCGATCACGTTGCTCATTCCGGTATCGTTCAGTTAACTTTTTTATTCGTTTTTGTACATTCTGACTGTAGTTTTCTAGCTCACCGTCCTCAGACTCAGCGACCTGTACTTTTTCCGTAGACTCTTCCGTCTGGTCTACTACAATCTCTTGTTCTTGTTCTTCTACAGATTGATTCTCTTCTGCCATAACCTTACCCCTATATTTGTTTTACATCGTCGGGCTCAAGGATAGTAGCAATGACTTCATCATCATTAATAATACGAACCTCTCCACCTTCGATCTTAAATCTTGAACCTGAGTATCGACCTATACACACCCATTGACCCTCTTCGCACCAAGGTGCTTCTCCGGATCCAAACTTGTCTGGGTCTTTATAAGCAAGAGGGCCTTTCTTGAGAACATACGCGACAACTGTGGCGACAGACTCTCTTTCCCGAACCTCATCAGGAATGTATAGACCACTGGATGTTTTAGCTTTGCCTTGGTACGGCATGACTAAAACCCGCCAACCTGTTGGTTGCGGGAGACGTTCAAGCAATGGTTTTTCTAAAAGGGAAGGATCTAACACCCGATCCTTGGTTTCTACATACGCGCTATCAACAGCGACAGAAGAAGTTTCTGCTTTAGCAGAATCCTTGTCTTTGTTTATTTTCTGCGCGACATGGTCAGGAAGATATAAAGTCTTCGACATCGTCTACGGTTCTCTCCAGCAGGGCCTTTATCTCGTCTTTTGCAAAAGAGAGTCCCCGTATCTCTCCTACAGACATTTTGTACTGCTCAAAGTCTTTAACAGATCCTTGAGAAAGAGCGTGCGATATATCGTTTTGACGCTCTTCAATCTTCTTATACATGTATTTTGCCAACTCGACAACATCCATTATAGGTTGTCCTTATATTCTTCTTGCACATCAGATGTGATTGGGCCACCGTCAACCCATTCATCACATGTGTTTTCACTACTACACACAAACTTTAGTAGTTGGCAATAGCCCGTCGATCCTGACTCGTCACCAATACAATCCATCATGTCCTCTGTTTGATTATACATCCCGCAAGAACCACAGGATTCGTCGTTCCTAAAAGCTATAGAGGTGTTAGGCTCACGGTAGTTGTACTGGTACTCTGCCATGTCCCTATTTTCCATGTTTAAATCAGCGTCTTGAGTTGGCAACGGGCAATTACTGCCGTTGTCATTCTCTTCCATTTTATCTACCGGAATGCCGTCCGGCAGAATACTTATCATAATTGTAGGCATCATTGAATCCAATCATATATTTTGTTTGTCTCTTTAATCCGGTGATCTAACCCAGTGTAGCCACCGTTAATTCGTTTTGTTAATCGTTTGATGGTGTCGTCGTTTACACCTTCATCGCATATTTTCCACAGCTTGTTAGAATCAAAAAACCATATAGCTGTATCCATTGCGTACTCTTCCTCAAGTAAAGAGGGGTCTTGAATTACTTCTGGCTTACCCATGTCTGCGGCAAACGCTTTGACGTTATCGTATCCGGTTAATTGAAGAAATCCGCGGCCTATGTATAGACTGGCTTTTTCCTTGGAATCATTGCCCATCCTGCCAAAATACACGTTTTCAGCCAGTGCTTTTGGGTTACGTTCGTAAGGCTTTGCGTACTCTTCAGTGGGGAAACGACTAGGCCAAACTTTCATCATAGCGTCCACACTGTAGTTTAAGTTTTCTCTAGTGTACCTAAACGTGCCAGATTCGTGAACTACTTGACCCAATAAATGGGCTCCTCTTTCCGGCGAGAGATCGTAATGCTCTACGATGGCACGAGCCGTGTTTGGTCCGAATGCTCCATCCGGACTGCACCCACACTTCTGTTGCAGTAGCTTTAACGCGTTACTCATTTGGCTCCACCTCTTCTATCCATCACTCCGATATGATCACGTCCTATATACTTTAGGTCGTTCTCCATAACAGCGATACGTTGTTTGATTTTATTAATCTCACCAATCGCCGTTGTCATTCCTGCGATCTCATCCCACAAGTCATCAACTTCCTCAAAAGCATGATTTAACTCTGTGGAGTTAGCCTCAACGTCACGTTTTAAATTTATATTGTCTTCAATAGCCATGCGAGAGCCTAACTGGCTTACAGTCTCCTCCAAGCCAGATATAGTAGATGCCTGTTGAGATACCCACCAGACGCCCCCTGCTAACTGCACTGCCATCGCAGCGACTAAAGCTATCGGTAATTTAACATTTTCCATTATTTCCTCTTAAACATCGCGGTTGCCCCGCGCACACCAAAACTCGCTGAAATTGCGATACCTAAACTATAAAAATACCAGTCGGGCGCTTTGGAAAGCTGCTCAAATCCTTTATCGACCCAACCTTCTGTGCCAGGAATGAAGGCTAGAACAAGCGGAATTGACAGAACAATTACGAACCACTCGTCTTTCCAGCTTGATTTAGAACCCTCTGCCATAATGCGCTCCCAGTCGGCAACGCTCGTCTTTTCAGACAGCAATATCTGGGCTTTCGCCTTCGCCTCTGTGAGTTTTAACTCTGCGGATGCTGCGTTCTTATCCGCTTTGCCTTGTAGCCAAGACCCTGCCAGATTTGCTACTGGGCCTATAAGTGCTTGTAACATTACTTTGCCTCCTTACCCATCCATATGCCGAAACTTCCCGTGAAAGCCCCAGTTACAACGGATATTAGACCCGCCTGTGATACAGACAAGTCAGGCTGAGACAATGCCCACTCTAGGCAGCGTATATACATAATGGTTGTTACCAGCATCATCAGACGTGGTAGAACTTTCCACTCATCAAGTTGTGTTGCCATCACGCTTTCCTTTCTCCAACCACGCCTTTGCTATTCCGCTGTGGTGCGTTATTATAACAATTTTTCCGTCTTTGTCACATACAACGTATTTTCCTAGTTTATTCCGGTATAACCTCAAAACAATACACCACCGTTGTGCTGTTCGTTATTAACACTTTGGCGTCCTCCAGCGTCTCGTAGCATTCTTGCTCAGTGGACAACTGAGCAAGCTGATAATACTCCAACTTGTTATTCGTAAACATAAACCAAACTAAGAACCACATTTACCATTTTCCCTGATTTCTGCCCATGAAATACAGTACAAGAGCCAGACCAGCTATGCCTGCAAGCACGAGCAAAATACCTACAGTCCACTCTATAAAAGCTCGTTTGAACTCTTCTTTTCTGTAAATCTCTTCTTTGCGCTGCTTTCGCATCTGCGCCTCTATTTGCAACACTTCCTCCCAAGCTGAGGGGCCGTACTGAAAACTGATGAAGTTCTTGATTTCACTACGCATTTCTGACATTTTTTTCTTTTGCGCAAATATCTCAATGGCACTGTGCGTGTCCGACCCCTTGAATTGATACCAGGGGGGA